TCCCCCGCATACTGCATGCAACCACCACCGAAAGGAACATCATGCCCCGCGTGAACCAGTTGCACACCCTCATTCATCCCAACAATGAGAATCGCATCCCATCGAACCGCCTGCTCGGCACGACCACCGCTCAAGCTCTCCGTCTGCTGGGCGAAGCCATCCAGAACCCAGGCCAACGGATTGTGGTTAAAGACCACAGCGGCACCGACAAAATGCTGCTGGACAAGATTGCAGGGTTCATCCAGAAGTTGGACCTGCAATTCATCAAGCTCGAGCGTCGTAACAACGTCTGCACCATCGAGTTCCAGTTGTATGCAGACGTGCCAACCGAGCAAGAAAAGGATAGGTGCAAGCGCTGCCCGGTGGACGGCAAATAATGACTCTGCGCACCGTACTCCTAGTCGGTGGACCTGCAGACGGCACGCTTGTGCGGGTTGATAGCAGATTGGAGCATTACAGGCATCCGGTGTTGCCTCCGCTGAGTTGCGTAAGACTTCACCCAGAAATTGAACCTGCGCCCAGCGTACCAATCACTATTGTGGAATATCGCATTCGCGAGGTGCTTCAAGAAGGTCGCATCTACGATATCGGCACTTTGGGACATGACTATCGTCCCGTGCTCACCATCCTACTCGAGAGCTACGTCAGAAATGCGTCCAAATAAACCTCACATCACCTTCGCACGCTGGCGCGGCAAAGACCAGCGCTGGCAGTGCAGCTACGAAGGCACACACGCTGTTGGCAAGACACCTAGCGATGCGTTTTCCAACTGGCGGCGTTATTACAAAGTCTTGCGCGCCAATGTGATAAATGCGCACTTCATGGAACTACTTCGCCCAAACGGGCATAACTAGGAGGATAAATGATTAAATCTCGTATGTACTCACGCAACGGTGTCTGGTATTGCCGGCGCATGGGTGTTGTTGGTTCAGGTGCAACGCCTGAACAAGCGTGGGACGATATGTGGACGCTGTATCGTGAAGCTGTCCGTCCTCAAGAACGCGCATTCACCCGAGTCCGGGCTTAACTGAAGTAAACTAGGAGACTAAAATGAGCGACACCGAAGTAATCTACTTTTCCTGCTTCATCGCAGCGCTGGTGATGGTGCTGTGGACCTCCATCAAGGCGTTTAACCTGCGCCAGCAACTGGACATCGCGAATGACAGGATTGACAACCTGCAACGCAAAGTCAAAGAGATCTACAAACAACGCCAAGACGAAAAGAACGCCCGACTGCTCATGGGTGACCAGTCGGGCTGCAACCCGACATACCCAACGATGCCTGGTCGCGCCTCACGACCTGTTGCTTCCGACTTGACGGCAACCAATCCGCATATCTTCGGCATGGGCTATCCACCGGCATACGTGCCGCCTGCGCCATGTACCAACGACGATCGCGAAGTCTTGCGCCAGAAGTGCGACCTGCCACCCGCAGGCTGGGATTGTTCGCGCGCTGCTGACCACAGTGGACCATGCGCAGCATCTCCAAGTTCTTCGCCATGGTCGGGCGGTGCGTGCGATTCCGGTTCGACGTCATCCTGCGACAGCGGCGGTTACTAAGGACTCCCATGACCACACCAGTCGTTTGCCAATCCTGGAACCATGTAGAGCCCACAGAGGCGGACCAGCAATACGATCTTCAGTTGTTGACCATATGCGGTATTAGCGTTCTCGGGCGCTGGTGTGGTAAGCTAGGGGAGTATTACGTGGGCTGGGCTCCGCTGCTGGGTGCCACCCGCTCGCAACAACAAGGGTATCAATCGGTTATGCGCGGGTTTATCCCGCTGCATGACCCTCAACAACCGTCCGTCAACTAGGAGTCAATATGCAATTCCTCAACAGCCTCAAAGCGCACTTCAACATCCTGATCGTGCTGCCGTCGTTCTGGTTCATCTTCGGCGTGTATCATGCGGCCTACCTGCTGGTGGACACCATCCGCGTTGACTTCATCGCAGCGCTGCTCAACGCCATCCCGATGACCCTGGCGTATGTCGCCTACTGGCTGTCGAAGAAATACCAAGAAGGGAAGGGTGAATAACGTGCTCACCAAAGAAGAGATCTCTCAGTTCAAACAGGTCCTCAACCTGATGGCCCCAATGCTGACCAACGCAATCCGCGAAGGTATCAACCAGTCGGTCTTGGCCCAACCGGCAACACCGATCGAGGCGATCGCGGTGTCGGGTGACACCGTCGGTCACCGGTACGAGACGGTGTGGGGCACCGTCTACGGTGCTGTCATCAACGCAAGCGACAACCCGACCGGCCTCGAACACAGTATGGCGTGCGCCGCTGCCGATGAAGCGGTCAAGAACTTTAAGGCACGCGGCTATGAGTAACGCCCGCGCCCTTGTCTCCCGGAATGTACGGGAAGGCTGGTATATTGGCCGGCGCAACCGCCTGGTGCGCTCCATCTACGTCAAGCGTGACCGCATCATGTTCCGTATGGAACACGTTCGCGCCCATGGTGGCGTGCGCCGTGTCGAAGGGATGACGGGTTTCATCAATCGCATCCAAAAAGCTAACGCACTTGCGCAGCAACACGCTCGAGAGAATAGCTGCAACTTCGTTGAACTCGGCATCCATCTGATTCATCCAAAGGACCTGTGATGAGTAACTCCCGCTACTATCAAAACATCCTGCTGGCTTTGGTTCACAAGCTGGCACCCGGACAAAAGGTCGAACTGACCGCAGCAGACTTCGACAAAGTCATGGAGGACTTCCCAACTCCAGACAAGCCGTATTTGATTGTCGGCGGGAGCGACCAAGTGCTAACCCTGTCGGTTGTTGATAGCCAGCAGGCACAAGTCCTGGAAGATTTCCAGCGTTTGCAACGCAAAGCAGCGGAGAAGATGCAATGAGGCCATACGCTAACAACGCAGAAAAGATCCTTGCGGCAATGCCCGGCACCAAGGAACAAATCGCCGATCGCACCGGCTTGAGCGAAGACACCGTGCGCAATACGCTGGGCAAGTATTTGCGTCCACCCAACGGCCCGAAAAGGGCTTTCATCAGCGACTGGTGCAGGTTGTCGCGTGGCGGACGAGGCAGTGCTGTGTATTCCGCAGGCGATTTGCCTGATGTTGAATACCAAAAGACCGATATCTCGGAATACAACCGCGAATATGGGCGTCAACGTCGCGCACAAGCGCAAAAAGAGCGGCGCGCTCGGGCAAAAGAGGAGGCCAAGACCCAACCTGCTGTCCAAAAGCCCAAAATTCCATGGCAAGACCGCGTTGAAGCAGCGCGTAAACGTCAACTTGCAGATGAATACTGCAAGTTGGCGGCATCCGAACAACAAACGCCGTTTTCGGCATTATTTGCGGGACAAGCATGAGCATCGTAGCGTGGGACGGAACTATCCTTGCAGCTGATAAGGCGGGGACTAACAGCGGATACAGCACGACCGTGACGAAAGTATTCCGCGTGCCAGACGGACGTGTTGGCTTTGTTGGCAACATGAACCACTCTCAACGTCTGCTGGACTGGTTTATGGAAGGCAGACGTCCAGAGACTTATCCAAAATCGGCAGATAAGGACGACGGCTCTGACGCCTTGTTCATCGACGACACCCGCCGCGAGGTGTGGCTATATTGCGCCAATGAACCACGCGGATCCAAGATCGAGCATCCCTACACTGCTATGGGTAGCGGCCGGGACTTCGCCCTGGCAGCAATGCACCTCGGGCATAGTGCAGTAGAAGCAGTCAAGGTTGCAAACGATCTGAATATCTTCTGCGGCAACGGCATCGACTACTTTTTGAAAGACAAATGATGGATCCAACCAAATACGCCCAAAGCCCCAGCGAGCATGCACAACAGGTCGCTCTGTTCATGTGGGCCTCGCAGAACCGCGAACAGTACCCTGAACTCGAGTGGATGTTTGCAATCCCCAACGGTGGAGAGCGCAACATTGCCGTTGCTGCACGTCTGAGAGCAGAAGGTGTGCGTTCCGGGGTTGCTGATGTATTCTTACCGGCTGGTCGTTTTTTCACGAACGAACAAGGGCATCCAGACGTTCGTGCTGGTTTGTTCATCGAGATGAAAAAACCAGCACTCGCAGGTAAGAAATCGACCGGTCAATCCGAAACCCAGATTGAGTTCGAGAAACACATCACGAAACAGGGTTACAGCTACGTGGTCTGCTACACCTTCCAAGAAGCCCGCGACGCGGTTATCGCCTACCTGGAACTCTAATGAGACAAGTTGTCTGGAGTACGACGCGCCCAGTGGACCGCCGCGTTGACGTAAGTAAGGTCCACCATATTGAGGACCATGTTTACGGGCGTACACTGTGCAAGTTGCGTATTCCAGACAACTCCACAAGAATCTTTGGACCCAAACTTAGAGGTGAACGCTGTGCAACCTGTTTCCCACATGTTGACAATACTTGAACATCCATCTGCGGCGTACAAACCGCGAACTATTCGCAATGCGGCATTGGCAGACGTGACCGTTGCGTTCGCCATGGACTTTACAACGGCTGGTGAAAAACTCACAAAAGAAGCGGCGGGTGACAGTTACATCGCAATGGACCCTTGGGATCTTCGCAACCATGAAAAGCTCGCGGCGTTCTTGCAGGTCAAGGGTGGCGGTAAGCCGTTGGAGCTGAATATTGCTGGTAACGGCATCTACACAATGCAACGCTTCAACCTACGCCAGCACGGTGTGAACCTGAGCATCTACGACGTCTTGCAGCGCGCAGCCAAACGCTATCCAATCAAAGCAATAAGATCAGGCGGTCAAACCGGCGCAGACCTCGCAGGAGCGGTGGCTGGTGTGGTTATGGGGTTGCCCACATTGGTCCTCATGCCGAGAGGCTTTCGTCAACGCAACGAAGCAGGTCTTGATATCTGCAGAACAGAAGCAAGCGTTCGGTGTCAGATTGAAATGCAAGCAGCCGAACTCCGGACTCATCTGCATTGGAGCAGCATACGCGTAGTTTAAACGCGCTATAGGGTGCGCGCCCTGTGCACCCTACCAACACCCGTCCCACCCCGTAACGCACGCTTGCCGTGCGGATTTCCCACCTTGCCGCGCACGTTTTGCAAATAGGGCTTGCTTGACCCTGTGTCCTCACTATATACTCCAGCGTAAGATCATTTATGCATCACGGAGTCATCATGGACGACATGGAACGCGAATCGCTCGAAGCACTGCCTATTCAACCTCCGGACGATTCGGAAGAGCGGAGCTATACACATCGCGAACTGCAGCTCCGTGAACTGTTTGTCAAAGAGTACCTCGTTGACTATGACGCGATCGGGGCTGCAATCCGTTGCGGCTACAACAGGGGCATTGCCAAAGAGTACGCCGTGCGCTTCATGGAAGAACCGCATGTGTTGCGCTTGATTGCAAAACAAGAGGCTGCACCTGAAAGCGAAGAAGCTGAAGACGCAATGCGTCGACAGATCATTGCTGGTCTGAAGCGTGAGGCGAACTATCGCGGTGCAGGATCGTCGCAAGCAGCCCGCGTTGCTGCCTTGGCTAAACTGGCCCACCTTGCAGGCATGGAGCCTGCAAAGACAATCAAGAACGAACACACCGGCGCTAACGGCGAAGCACTGCAAGGTCAGATTGTTATCCCTGGCGTAATGACACCGGAGCAATGGGCTGTGGCTGCTGAACAACAACAAGCAGATCTGGTAGCGGGCAGGATTGCTCAGGTGGCTCAGGTTGCACCTCCAGAGCCCACGTAATGTCACAAATTATTTTACCAAACCGAACACTGATTAAGCCCCCGGTGCGCCCTGTATGGCAGGCGCTGCCCGGGAGCCAAAGTCTGTTCTTACAGAGCCCTGTCCGTGAAGTGTGCTTTGCAGGAACACGCGGTCCGGGTAAAACAGACGCGATGCTTATGGCATTCGCACAGTATTGCGGACGAGGATATGGCGATTTCTGGCGGGGCGTTATTTTTCGACGCAACTACAAACACCTGGATGACATTATCGCTAAGTCGAAAAGGTGGTTTAATCGTTCAGCACAGAAACCTCGCTTTCTTGCAGGAAGTTCAAGCCTTAAATGGGTTTGGCCAACTGGCGAAGAACTGTTGTTACGTGCTTTCGAAACAGAGGAAGATTACTGGTCCTACCACGGTCACGAATATCCATTTATTGGATGGGAAGAACTGACAAGCTGGGCGTCGATTAACTGCTATGAATCGATGAAGTCTTGCAACCGTTCGTCGTTCCAAGTGTACGAAGGCGGCCCACCTTCAATCCCGCGTCACATTCGTTCGTCGACTAACCCTTACGGGGTGGGCCACAATTGGGTGAAAAACTATTTCATTGATCCCGCGCCTTACGGTAAGATCATTAGTGATAGCAAAGGCAACATGCGCGTTGCCCTGTTCGGGTCGGTTAAAGAGAATCCTTTCCTGGGTGAAGAATACATCCAGACGCTGGAATCTATTACCGACATCAACAAGCGCAAAGCGTGGCTTGAGGGTAGTTGGGATATCACCTCTGGCGGTATGTTCGATGATTTGTACCAAGCAGACAAGCACCTGATCAAGCCGTTTGCCATTCCAAAGACATGGCGCATCGACCGTTCGTTCGATTGGGGTTCGAGCAAACCATTCTCTGTAGGCTGGTGGGCGGAGTCGGACGGCACGGACGCTGTTATGGCGGACGGTACTACTCGCAGTTTCCCACGCAAGACACTGTTCCGGATCGGCGAGTGGTACGGTAGCACGGGCAAACCAAACGAGGGTTTGCGCATGACGGCAAAGAACGTTGCGCTGGGCATCAAAGCTCGTGAAGTGCAAATGAACATCCACAACCGGGTGAATGCTGGCCCAGCTGACTCTGCTATCTACGCCGTTACAGACGACGCGTCTATCGGTCAGAATATGGAAAGCGAGGGTGTGTTCTGGACCTTGGCAGACAAGAAAGCTGGTAGCCGTAAAAACGGCTGGGAACTGATGCGTGACCGCTTGGAGGCTGTCACAAATGAAGAACTGCAAGACCGACCGGGCTTGTACGTGTTTGACACATGCAGGGACTGGATCCGAACTGTACCTCCAATCCCGCGTGACGGTAAAGACCCGGACGACGTCGATACCGATGCAGAGGACCACGCTGCTGACGATAGTCGTTACCGCGTCCTTGCTGCTGATTCCGTTGTCCGTAAGATCAAAATTGGTGGAGTATAAACATGAGCGTCAAACACACACATCCAGACTACGACAAAATGAAAGAGCGCTGGGAGCGGTGCAACATCGCGGCCGCAGGGCACTACCGCGTGCAAGAGGCTGGGGTCTATATCCTGCCGCGTCTGTCGGACCAAACAAACGATGAATACGAGTCGTACAAGCGGCGCGCCACTTTCTTCAACGCCTCCTGGCGTACCATGGATGGTCTGCGCGGAATGATCTTCCGTAAACCTCTGCTTGTGGAAGTCCCAGACAAAGTGGAACCCATGCTCAAGGACATCGACCTGAGCGGCAACTCGATCCAGCAACTGGCAAGCAGTGTGGTCATCGAGGCGCTTAAGTTGGGCCGTGCAGGCTTGTTCCTGGACTATCCAACCGTTGTGGAAGGCTCCACCGAAGCGGACGTAAGGAACAACAACGTTCGTCCGATGATCAAAATGTACGATGCATTTTCGATCATTAACTGGAAGACTCGCACCATCCGCAACCGCACACAGCTCAGCATGGTTGTGCTCAAGGAGAGCAAGCCTGTTGAAGTCAACGAGTTCCAAGACAAAGACGAAACGCAGTATCGCGTTCTGGATCTGGAGCCGCAAGCTAATGGTGCGCATCGCTACCGCGTGCGGGTGTTCCAGTGCAAGCCGGGTGACGACGGCAAAGAAGTCGACCACCTTATCGAAGGGCCGTTCTACCCAAAGATGAATGGTAAGCATCCGGACAGCATCCCATTCCAGTTCATTGGTGTGGACTCCACCGACTGGAAGGTTGTTGACCCTCCGCTCATTGACTTGGTGGAAGTCAACTTTGCCCATTACCGCGTCACCGCGGATTATGAGCATGGTTGCCACTTCACTGGTTTGCCCACAGCAGTCATTGCTGGGCATACTCCTGATAACGGCGGCGAAAGCAAGTTCACTATCGGCAGCATGAACGCCTGGGTGTTCACCAGCGCAAGTGCCAAGGCTTCCTATCTTGAGTTCACAGGCACCGGCCTGAACGCGCTGAAGGACAATCTCACCGACAAAAAAGAAATGATGGCGGTGCTGGGGGCGCGTATGCTGGAAGCGGAACCGAGTGCCGTGCAGAGCGCCAGTACAGCCGCCATACACAGGGGCGGGGAGCAGTCCATGCTTGCCAGCATTGCGCTCACTGTGTCCCTTGCGTTCGAAGCACTTTTGAAACAGTTCTGCGAGTACGCTGGCGTAAGCCCTGAAAGCATTAAGTTCGAACTGAACCGCGACTTCTTCCCAACGCCAATGGACTCGCTGACCATCACTGCAATCATTGCAGCATGGCAGAACGGTGCGATCGACTTCGAGACCATGATTGACAACCTCAAGCGCGGCGAGGTTGTGGGCATCGACAAGGACTCCGAAGAAATGCGCAAGGAGATCGAGAAGAACCCGCCGCCAACCCAAGACGTTCCAACCACTCCGGGTGACCGGGCTGGTAATGGTCCAAACCAAGGTGCGGCAAAGGGCGCGACTCATAAGGCTGGGACGACAAGCAGTAACCCCACGATTACGCAACTTCAAAACAACTAAGTAAAAATAGTCGTTGCTTTCCTAGCTTAGACGCAATATAATTAGCCTTGTATCGCGTCTGACTAGGTCAGCAACTTACGCCACTTCCGCAGCTAGGCTGCTTATTAACTCCCAAGGGGAATGAAATGAAAAAGAAAGAACTGATTTACGCACTGGCACAATCCGCATTCATCGCTTACGTTCGCGAAGGCGAGGGTGGCGCTCCGCCTGCTGGCGGCGCACCGCAGATCACCCCGGAGGTGCAAGCGTTGATCGACGCGCAAGTGGCGCAACAAGTTGCAGGCCTGAAGGCCAAGAACGACGAGCTCCTGGGCTCCAACCGGCAATTCAAAGAAAAACTGGCTGGCTTCGATGGCGTTGATCCGGTCAAGTACCGTGAATACGTCGAGCGCCTGGACAAGGACGAAGACGCTCAACTGCTGGCCGCAGGTAAAACGACCGAACTGGTCCAGAAGTACACCGGCCGCATGCGTGACGACCACGTTGCCCAGCTCGGTGAAAAAGACAAAGAGATCGAAGCGGCTAACAACCGCGCGAAGCGTTTCGAGCAGGCGGTTCTGGACAACCAGATTCGCCAGGCTTGTACCGGCATGCATCCGGGCGCCATTGAAGACGCCCTGCTGTACGGCCGCAATTACTTCTCCCTGGATGCCGAGGGCAACGCGGTGAAGCTGGACGCCCAGGGCCGTCCGGAACTCGGTAAGGACGGCAAGACCCCACTCAGCCCAGCTGAATGGATCGAGTCGCTGAAAGAAAGCAAGGCCCACTGGTTCCCAGCATCGAGCTCCGGTTCGGGTTCGGGCGGTTCGGCTCCAGCCGGCCAGACCACGGGCAAGACTATCACCCGCGCCAAATTCGAAAGTCTGACTCCTCAGCAGAAGTCGGAAACGATGATGGCAGGCACCCAAATCGTCAACTAAGGAAACACCATGGCTCAGAATACCCTCAACGGCCTCATTGGCTCCCTCTATGCCTCGCTGGACGTCATCTCCCGCGAACTCGTCGGCGCGATTCCGTGCTCGACCCGCGACGCCTCGCTCGAGCGCGTTGCAGTCGGCCAGGAAGTTGTTTCGCACCTGACCCCAACAGCAACCGCCAGCGACATCGTGCCTGGCATGCTGCCACCCGACAAGGGCGAGCAGGAGTTCGGCAACATCAAGCTGACCATCCAGAAGTCGCGCGCCGCGCACTTCCGCTGGAACGGTGAACAGGAACGCGCACTGAACGTCTCGGGTTCGGGCGCCGCCAACCTGCGCAACGACCAGATGATCCAAGCCATGCGCACGCTGGTCAACGAGATCGAAGTCGACACCGTCAACGCCGCCCGCATCAATGGCTCGCGTGCATGGGGTGTACCAGGCACCACGCCATTCGCTTCCGGCGTCGGCGACACCGCGCAACTGCGCAAAATCCTGGACGACAACGGTGCGCCGCTGAGCGACCGTGCCCTGATCATCGACACCACGGCCGGCGCCAACTTCCGCACCAACACCCAGCTGACAAAGGCAAACGAGTCGGGCAGCATCATGACCATGCGCCAAGGCGAGCTGATGGACCTGCATGGCTTCTCGCTGCACGAG